AGAAGCGAGTCAAACTAACGAAGGAGCTTCAGGCACATCAAGCCCACCTCGATGACCTCAAGTCACAACTCGAGGCTTTAAACGCCTAACGCGATGCAACAATTCCTTCCACTCATCGAGGCCATCGTGGTCATCGTGGCGCTCGGCTCTGCCGCCATTATAGTAGAGACCCTTATCTCAATCTTTAAATCCTTCACAAAATGATTCTCATCCAAGACAACGACGAGGCGCGTGACCTCGCCATTCAAATCGTAGAAACGCTGCTCGATGAATGCCCGCACCTGCTATCGGCGCAAGCCCAAGAGTACAACGGCAACTTCACCGACGGCACGTTTGAACTGCAGGACACTATCCACGACTTTATCAACTCTAAAATTCAGAACGTATGAACGACAAAAACATCACCAAGATTCAGAACCTGCTGACCACCTGCCTCGACTGTGCAGGTGTCGAGCCTGAGCAGACCATCGCGCCCGTCATCAAGAAGAGCCCGGCAGGAATCAGCTACTACGTTGACCTCTGCATAGAGGACTACAACGAAGAGCAGCTTGCCTACTTCGTTGGCTTCCTGACCGAACAAATCGGATTCAAGAACATTTGGTTTGACACATACCCATCAAGCGGGCGCGTTGACTTCGAATTAATCGTGCCGCTCGAAAGTTTGGCACGGTGATTGCAATACACTGCCCGAGTTCTTTGACGTACTAACCACAGCAAGCCGCCCGCCGGGGGCGCAAGAGCGGTTCGACTCCGCTGCTTGCTCAAAATGGCCTACTGCCGCGTGCCACACTATGTAGACGTACATAGTGGCCGGGAGGATGCACACGAGGTTCGAGTCCTCGGTAGGTCACTAATTCAAATCTTTTAAACCCAAACACTATGGACAACATCTCAACGTGCAAAATCACCCCGCGCCTCGCACAGGCGCAAGCCAAGAACACTTGCCTACAAATCGAGCGACTCATCCAAGCGTGCGGCATCAGCAAGGACGACTACACCGAAGTAGTGTGGCAAGAGCTCAAGGGCTCGTTGTACTTCGACTTCCAAGTTTACGACCTCACGCCTGAGTTGCAGTTCCAACTCGGCGCTTTCCTCGGCGGTGCATTCGGCGCTGCTTCAATTAACACAATGGCCTTCTATTGCAGTACCAACAAGTACCGAGGCCTTATCCGCTACGAAATCCAAACCACTATCAAAAATGCCAAGTAATATCAAGATGCCTCCGGGCGAATGGTTCGTGCCCTCAGGGTACGCCCTTCACAATTTCATCACCAAAGCAATCAAGCGCGGTGACGGCGTGTTCAATCACCTCGCTATCAACCCTGACGGCGAAACCTTTATAGTAGGAACATACTTCGACCTGCCGAGCCCACAACGCACCGGCACTCTTTACCAACAAGACACCTATGCCAAGCAAAAAGCGTGGGAGTTTATGTCAAACCACAAACTCAGCTAATGTGAAAAATCCCGAAACACAAATCGGCGGCAGCCACTACAACAAAATGCAGATTCAGCCCGTAACATTCATAATGGCCAACGGCCTCAGCTATGCCCAAGGCAACGTCATCAAGTACGTCTGCCGCTACGCTGACAAGAACGGCATCGAAGACCTGCAGAAGGCCAAGCAGTACATTGACTTTATGATTAACGCCCTGCTCGATGACTGACTACGACAAGAACGAACTCGCGTTCCTTGCCTCGCGCAACGAACTCGAGCGCAAGTTCCACGAGATACGGGACTTCCTGCAGACCACATCGCCTGACAAGATTGGCAAGCAGCGCTATCAGAATCTATTCACCATCGCGGGACTCGGCCTCACACTCATCCTCGAGAACAAGTTGATGTTCGACGAGATTGAGAAGCTACGCAAGCAAGCGCGGCGTGACGTTGCCGAGAACCTTGAACTAATCAGACAAGTCAATGCCCTCCAAGCAAGAATTAATGGCCAAGTGGCCGAAGACAATGCCCAAATGGAATGAGAAGTTCCCCTGCCCGACAAGCATCACGCTGTACAAGAGCGCGGTTGCAATGAGGCAAATCAAGAAGGACTTCCCCATTCCTCCCTTCCCAAACTTCAAACAAATATTTAAAGATTACAAAGATGCCCAAACTAAATGAACTAATTGGCGTGAACGAACGCGCCTCAGGATACGTCACCTTCAGCTTCGATATTTACATCGACAATGTTCCTGTTGAGGATGAGCAAATCTTATACGCAGACCTAATGAAGCTATTTAGCAAATGGCTGTCGGTTATGGAAACCCTGCTTCCCGAGCACTCACTCCTAAACAAGCGATGCGAGCTTCATATGGAAGACGTAGACGTCACCTATGAAGATGACTATGACCGACTCGGTTCAATTGACTGTGACCTATAAACCCAACAATATGACACAAGAACAACGAGAAGCCCTCAAGGTTGTCGAATCCGACATTCTCTTCGAGGCTAACGCCGAAGCGTATGACGAGTACATAGAAGTTGAGGGCACTACCATGGCCCGACTACCGGGTGGCGACATCGTGGCAATCGATACCGGGCAATACGTGCTCGGCTACCGATACGCTGAGGACGGCACGTTGGTTTGCACCCTGTTTACCGACTACGGTTTCTGCAAGAGCGAGTGCTCGTACGCAGAAATCGACCCCCAAGGAAATATCGAACTTTACTAATCAAGAAAATGAAAGAAACAGAATACAACCAAGCTGAGGTAAAACAGTACCACGACTACCAAGACAACCGAGCACAGGCGCAACACCTGCTTTCCAAGCTCAAAGCCAAGGAGGCCGAGGGTATGGGTATCACCAAGGTGTTCTGGAAGGACGGACAGCCTACTTTAGTAGAGTGTAGCTCCCGCCTGTACTGGGAAGGGCAGCTCAAGAAGCGAGGCTTCACTGGACGGCCTGAGTACCCCGCCTTGCCAGCCACCGAATCTCACGCTCGTCAACCGGCCACGTGGGAGGCAAAGCGTGATGCCAAGAATCGAAAAACATACACGCTTGAAGAAACGCAGACAATGAACTTCAAGACCAGCGGTCACCTCCCCGCTCACTACTACATGGACGAGAGTGCACTGGAGGCTTATGTAGAATCCTTAACCAAAGAAAAATGAATCATACTGACGAACGACTAATGGTGCTGACGGTTAGCTACGAGGATGTAGTTAAGCCAATGGAGCAATCAAGAAGCAACAAGGTGGAGTCCGCAGAGGTCAAGAGCATCTTGGAAGTTATCGAAGCCATGTTGCTTGATAAAGACCCTACCGCCTGCTTCTTCAACGTAGAGTATCAAGAAGACCAACATTTCAGAAGCGGGGTGTGCGACATCTATGACGTTGCCAAGAACGACATCGTATTAATCAACATCTATTACACATGAGCGAACAAGAAAAAGAGCAGTATATGCGAGTGCTATGGGCCAAGGTTCTTGCTTGGGAGGCTATCCAACAAGGACGAAAGCTGACCGGTATCGAGAAGATTATGGCCATCTCTCAGTGCAGCGAATTTGACTGCAAGGTTAACCTCGGATGGCCTGACCCAAGTCTCAAAGAAATGTAATAAATTTCTTGCATTTGTCAGGAATAACCCTTATAATAAAAATACGTCACCACTAAAAACAATCACCATGGACAACCAAGAAGCAAGGTTGGGCGCTCTCGCAATTCTATGCGTTACCTTAATCGCCCTATTCATGATGACGCTAACGACAGTCTTTGGGCAACAGATAGTGCCCGGGCCGTTCGGCACCTATCAAATAGTACAACCCATTAAATACAAAAGCCATGTAAACACACACCCCGCTGACGGTTGGATTGAAGCCAACCCCGATGCTAACACAGTATCCAACTACAAGTTGGGTCAAACAGTCAAGAATGAGTTCAACCCCTTTAAACAATTAACAGAAAACATGAATGCAGATGAAAAGGCTAGGTTCAAACAGTTGGCCGAACAATACAATCTGGCACCAACCGATTTTTGGAAGTCCCCACAGGGTTTCGTTATTATCTCGCGCAGAGGTATTGAAAAAATCCAGAGCGGCCTCGGTGCTACTATTAGCTACGACGTTGTACCTGAGTTCTCTGACCTGTCTATACCTCAGTATGTCATTAAGGCTACCGGTAAGATTCGTTCGAAGACTACAGGTACGCACCGCAGTAAGGATGGCGGACATGAATTTCCTGTATCACAAACGGTGGAACGTGTAGTCGAAACATTCGGCGAAGCGAATCCCAAGAATTGCCGTGGAGGAGCGCAAGCGTACATGGTGGCTATGAGCGAAAAACGCGCCATGGCACGCTGTATCCTTAAGCTCAGTGATTTTTACATGCTAAACGTCTTTTCGGAAGACGAGATTGATGAGTGATTGGGACGAGCTGTTAGATGGCAAGCCCAAGTTCAATGCGTGGCAAGAGCAGACCTACCTTCTTTACCTGCTCGCAAACTCTACGCTTAATGAATACGAGCGCGACATAATGTCCGACGCCATCATCGACCCCGACCTCACCCCTGAGTACGCAAGGGAAATAGCTGATTACCTCAGAATCAATCAGCTGCACTTCTCAAACATTCCTAATCCGTCTCAAACCCAAATATCAAGGTTTGTAGACCTCATCTCAAAAAACCTAAAGTAATGAATATTCCTAAAAGTGTTTCCATCTCTATTGACCTCAACAAGATTGACGAGCAATACATCATCCAAGGAAAGAACGGCGCACGGTATGTGGACCTCAAGCTAGTGAACAGCCCCGACAACCAATACGGAAGTGACTACTTCGTTTCTCAGGGACTGCCCAAGAGCGTCCGAGACGAAATCAAAGCCAATGGCGGCGAATACCCCAAGACACCAATCGTGGGCAACGGTAACGCTTGGCAGATTATGGAAGGCCGGTTGAACTCCAACAAGAACAATTCTGTTGTCGAGACTAAGCAGGAGGAGTCAAACGACATGCCGTTCTAATGTTGTCGCCAATCGACGTTATGCTCAACTTGCGGCACAAGTTTGAGGTTATACTCGATGTGGATAGCGGGGATGGGGCTTGCGCCCTGTCCCTGCTTGACAACGCTATCGAGTCAGCAAAAGACACATTACAACATTACGGAGAGCCGCCGCCCGTAATATTTAACTTAAACGAGGCCATCGAGAAGGTGACGGAAGAGCACTTCTCCAAGCTGAACTTTGACGAGGTGCACGACCTTGCCGTGCAGATGTTGGAGGACAGGATAGCTCAGCTAACACTACAATTAGAGCATGCAAAAGATAATCGAACAGATTCAGAGGGTTGACTCCGACGTATGGGAATCGCTTATCGGCGACCCTGAGAAGAGCATACCCTCTAAGACTCAGCCCGCAGCGGTAGGCGCCGTGATAAACTGGGCATCCAAGCAGGTTGAGTCACCAATCATTTTGATTGGGCAAGAGGTGCATATATGGAACGGCAAGTATTACGAGCGCGGTTCTATTTACGACATCTTAGAGTGCGCTCTTCGCGTCCTAAACCTACCTGTGGCCAGCGCTATTGATGCAGACTTCATACGCAACGTGGAGAAAGCGTTAAGTGTAGCCTCTGACCGGTACGCCCTCGACATCGATATGAACCCCAAGGGAATCAACTTCGCCGATGGCGTTCTGTTCATGAACCAAACCTCAGTAGATTTCAAGGCGGGCCACAGCCATAAGAACGTATTTACCTACTGCCTTCCGTTTAACTACTTGGGAGAGCGAGGTGAGTCCAAGGTGTGGTCTAAGTTCATAAATCAAATCGTCCCCGACGAGGAGCTGCGTAATTACATCATGGCCTCATTTGCTAACGCCATCGCTTGCGACCCTATGCGGGCTCAGAGAATGCTTCTTCTTATGGGCGTAGGCGCTAGCGGCAAGTCGACATTGATTGACGCGGTGGTGTCAACCATCGGTAGCCGAAACGCTTGCCGTGTGGATGACCTTCGTAACCTCACCAAGGACGACAGCCGATACCGCATCGACCTCGCTAAGAACATCCTGTGTATCTGTGGCGACGCATCGGGCAATATCGGTAACAAGGACGTGCTCAAGCAAATCATTTCCAAGGAGGAGATTAGCGGTCGCAGACTGTATAAGGAGATTGAGTACTTCTATCCCCGTGCTAGCCTGCTCGTTGCCTCCAACGAGATTGGCTTTACCCACGCGCTCGGTGACTCGGGCATCAGTCGTCGTATCGACATCATTCAGTTCAACAACCCTGTGGCTGAGAAGGACCGTGACCCGTTCATTGGAGAGAAGCTGGCAGCGCCTGCTGAGCAGAGGGAGATGATACTCGACATGATTGACGCTATCATAGATATGCAGAACAATCACGGGAAGATGGTTCGCCCTGACTCTCTGGCTAAGGCGCTAACCGACCTCATGTATGATGGCGATTCATTCCTTGCGTTCATGGGGTGGTGCGGGCTCGAAGCTGATGGTGAGACGTCGGAAGATGAGAACACCGAGTGGCTGCACCAATCCGCTTTGCGCGACGCCTACAATAGATTCAGCGGCGAATACGGCAACGCCACGCTAGGCATGAAAGGCCTTAAGGGTAAGTGCCGAGTGCACGGTTGCTCTATGAAGTCGGCAAGCGGTCGTTCCCACAACTTCAAGTTTAAGGTCGTAGACAACGACTTGTTTAGTAAAAACTTTTACATTAGAGCAGAATGAAACTAGAACAAAGATACCATAACACTCGCCTGCTTTCGCTGAGTGAGGTGTGGCAGCTAGCAAGCGACCTCAAGGCTGAGTGCGTAGAGGCTAACTACCCTCATAACAACTTGGTGGCTTGGTACCTTCGCAACAAATGCTACCTTCCTTTCTCTCTTATCGCAGAGTTGTGTGACTATTCAAGTAGCGACAAAGCCTCCCGTGCTGTAAAGGATGTGATGGACTCAAGCCAGCTCGTGTCCATGAGTTCTGAGTACATGGAGCTAATCGAGCTGTTTGACTGCCTCTCTTCTGAATTCTACAACCTAGGTGGCAACACGCTGCTAGAGCGAAGCCCCGATGAGTTTAAGACCTGCATGCTGCTGGAGGCAGCCGAGTTCGTGGGGTACAAAGACAACCGACGAAACGGCCAATGGTTCGAGCCTACACCCAAGCACTCTTCCCTCGCTACCTACATGGAGATAAAGAGGATGGAGGAGATGGGCTGCAGCTGTGAGGACATACTATCCAATTTTACATTCAAATCAAACAAATGAGTCTATATTCAGTTTTCATGGAACGCATCCTCGAGCTGTTCGCCGAGGGCAAGTCCAAGGCAGAGATAGCTAGGATTCTAAAGAAGGAGTACGAGCTGCCTCAATCAGAAGAGACCCTGCGCCGGGGTATATCAAACCAATTAAGCTCCTTGCCAGAGGAGACCGACCATTCTGCAATCGAGGCCTTCGCTAACAAGCACGGCATCGACATCGGGGATATTGCGTCTTACTGGCTTAAGGATGACAGCGGCATAAGTGTTAACGTAAAAACCAATAAAAATGAAATCACTTGGGAGAAAGTACGGGAAGAGATGCTTACTACTCTTGCATCTTATCGTCCGAATTTCGAGTATATACAGTACGACAAGTGTGTGGATGGCCACTGCTTGGTTATCGACCCGGCAGATGTTCACATCGGCAAGCTCGCGGATTCATTCGAGACCGGTAGCGATTATGATTCACAGATTGCGGTTAAGCGCGTTAAGGAAGGCATTCGTGGAATCTTGCAAAAGGCGAGCGGGTTCGAGATAGAGCAGATTGTTTTTGTGGGGGGTAACGACATCCTTCACATTGACAGCCCTGCTAGGAAGACTACGAGCGGCACACCGCAAGACACTGACGGTATGTGGTTTCGCAACTTCAAGATAGCTCAGAAGCTGTACATCGACCTCATCGGAAGCCTGCTTAAGATAGCACCTGTACACTTCGTGTTCAACCCCTCAAACCACGACTACACGCATGGCTTCTTCTTGTCTGACATGATTTGCAACTACTTTGAAAACCACAAGGGTTTTACTCGCGACGCAGACTTGCAGCACAGGAAGTACTATGTTTATGGCAACAACCTCATTGGCACCACGCACGGCGATGGCGCAAAGAATCAGGACTTGCCGCTGCTGATGGCTACGGAAGCCCCACAGGAGTGGGCGCGGACGAAGCACCGCTACATCTACACGCACCACGTGCACCACAAGATGAGCAAGGACTTCCAAGGTGTTACGCTTGAGAGCTTGCGCTCGCCTAGTGGCACAGACTCGTGGCATCACAGAAACGGATACCAACATGCCCCCAAGGCCGTGGAGGGATTTATTCACCACCCCGAGCACGGTCAGGTAGCTCGGATAACACACAACTTTTAAGATGATAGAATTTAAGTGCAAGGAATGCGACCACTTACAGACAAGGACAGATACCACTATAAAAGTCATAGACGGAGAACTTCGAATGACTGGAGATACTTGCGAGAAGTGCGGAGGAAGATGCGAACACGCAAACCCAAAGAAGGGTGTGCCCGGGATGTCGTTCACCGACTCGGGGACCGGAAAGAAGAGGGTATTATGAACAACGCTAAAACAAAAGAAATGGAAACACAAGTTAAAACACCGTGGGGCGAAGTCGGCTACCCCGTATACAAGCGAACCTACTCGCGACCGACAGAGGCCGGGAAGACAGAAGAGTGGCCCGAAACGGTCGAGCGCGTAATTGACGCCTGTCGAGACCAGCTAAACGTGGGCTTCTCTCAGTTCGAAGAGGGTGAGCTGCGAAAGATTATGCTTAACCTCAAAGGCACCGTTGCAGGCCGATTCCTGTGGCAACTCGGAACCAAAACGGTAGACAAGTTAGGACTGCCGTCCCTCCAGAACTGCGCATTCGTAGTGGTGGATGACCCTATCCGCCCGTTTACTTGGGCGTTCGAAATGCTTATGCTCGGCTCGGGTGTGGGGTTTAACATCCAGCGAGAGAACGTGTACCAACTTCCTAAAGTCAAGGCTCGGGTCAATGTAGAGCGTCAGGATAAAAACGACGCCGACTTCATCGTGCCAGACAGTCGAGAGGGCTGGGTAGAGCTTCTCAGGAAGACATTAGAAGCCTCCTTTATTACCGGAGAAGGGTTTACTTATGCCGCGCACATGATACGCTCCAAGGGCTCTCCTATCAAGGGATTTGGAGGTACGGCTTCTGGCCCTGACGATTTAGTGTGGGGCATCGGTGAGATTAACGGCATCCTGAACAAACGTGCAGGCCAACGCCTTAGCTCTGTGGATTGCCTTGACATCATGAACATCATCGGTAAGGTGGTCGTGGCCGGCAACGTGCGGCGCTCAGCCCAGATTGCCTTGGGTGACCACGACGATATTGAGTACCTGCGTGCCAAGCGCTGGGACTTGGGCAACGTCCCGAACTGGCGTGCCATGTCCAACAACTCCGTCATCTGCGAGGACACATCCCTGCTGCCAGAAGAGTTCTGGGAAGGGTACAAGGGCAACGGCGAGCCTTACGGCCTCATCAACCTTGAGTCGTCTCGACGTATGGGTCGAACCGGTGAAACTCAGTACCCCGACCCTGACGTGCAGGGGTATAACCCTTGCGCCGAACAGTCGTTGGCAAACTTTGAGACCTGCTGCTTGGCTGAGGTTTACTTGCCAAACATCGAGTCGGACTACGAACTGCGACAAGTACTCAAGTTCTTGTACCGCATCAACAAGCACAGCCTTTCCATCAAGTGCGCCATAAAGGAGACCGAGGACATCGTTCACAAAAACATGCGTATGGGAATAGGCGTGACGGGCTACTTGCAGGCAAGCGAGAAGCAGCGCTCATGGCTCGACGGTGCGTATGAATACATTCGAAACTATGACACAGAATACTCTAAACTACACGGATTCCCAGCATCTATTAAACTTACAACAGTCAAGCCATCTGGAACGCTTAGTCTACTTGCTGGCGTTACATCAGGTGCTCACCCAGCGTATAGTCAGTACTACATTCGACGAATCCGAATGTCGTCTGATAGCAGCTTGGCCGCTACCGCCCGGAAGCAGGGGTACCCTGTGGAGTACGTGCTAAACTTTGACGGCACGGAAGACAAGTCTACTGTAGTGGTCAGCTTCCCCTGCAAGGTGCCAGACGGCACTAAGTTGGCAAAGGATATGACTGCCGTAGACCAGCTCGAGGTTATCAAGCGGTTGCAGAAAGAGTGGTCAGACAACTCAGTGTCTGTCACCATCTACTACCGAAAGCATGAGCTCGACGACATCAAGCAGTGGCTCGAAGACAACTACCACGACGTGAAGTCTGTCTCGTTCTTGTTGCACAACGACCACGGTTTCGCTCAGGCTCCTATGGAGGAGATTGACGAACAAACCTACACAGAGATGGCCGCTAAGGTTACGCCAATCGAAAGCCTCGAGGCGCTCACCCTTGAAGACATTGAAGTGGAGGACTGCGACACGGGCGCTTGCCCTGTACGATGAAGCACTTGGGAGAGTGCTGGGTCTCTAGGCTATACTACCTAGGAGCCCTTTAAAACGACAAAACCCCCTACCGCGCCACAATGGTGCAGTAGGGGGTTTCTTTTTTCACCTCAAAAACCAACCACGGTTAAAGTTTAGTTTTCTCGTAGCTCCTTCCGGCGAAGTAAGCTCCAAAGGCGGTCAATGATAAAACTTCTAGCAAGGATATGTAATCTTCCTTGACATCGAAGTTTAAGCTCTCGGTAGAGTCAACTATCACCAGTACTAGGTAAAGTCCCAGCAAGGTAATCAATGACATTGGGCGTATCATACGAGTCAGCTTGCTGCCTGATTCATTGTCAGACACCCAGCGTGTAGTAATAGCCTCCTGAGCAATACGCTCTGCTTCGAGCATGCTTTTGTAATAGTCTGGGTCGTTCTTCTGCTCGTCGGAAAGTAAGTTCTTCACCAGACCGAGGACTCCCTTGTCGGGAATCGAGTCTTTAAAAACTTCAAATACGTTCGGAGCCTTTTCCCTTAGCCACGCACCTATCCGCGTTTCCTTTATTGTCTTCTTCATTTAGCCATTCTTTTACGTCAAAACTTGGACACGCCTTGGTAACTCCCGGCAAATCTCTATGTCCGCACACGTACTTTATATCTGGGTACATGCGCATGAGTCTGTTAATTAAGCGGTACAGCGAGTCTTTTTGAGACTCCGTTCTATTGTCTTCGGGCTGCATGTCTTTGTCCACGCCACCGATATAACATACTCCTATGCTGGTTTTGTTGTATCCGTATGCATGGCTTCCTGTCCTGTGAACGTCACGCCCTTCTTGAATTGAGCCGTTACGAAGGACGACATAGTGATACCCCACATCTGTCCAGCCGCGTTCGTTCACGTGCCACCCTCTTATGGTGTTTACGCCTATGTTCATGGTAGGCGGCGTGGCCGAGCAGTGTATAACTATCCTGTCAACAAACCTCATGTCATACCAGATTTTGCAAGGAGTATCTTAAGCTCTTGAACAGCCTCCATAAGCTGGTCCAACTTCTTGTCCATAGATTCTTCTTTCTTTTCTAGATTTAAAATCCTTGACTTAAGTACCATGACTTGTTGGTTAATCTTTACCCAAGCCCCGATTCCTCCGCTAAGGAGAATAATGAACTCTAGAATCATTCCTGTAGTTAATTGTTCAATCATAACTTACCGTATTCTCCCACAGGGATGTCAATTGTTACTTGTACTCCATCGGGCTGTACATACGTCATCTGTCGCGCTTCTGTAACATCCCACGTTTGGTATGTAGCGTAGTACACACCGTCTTCAAGTTCGCATTCTTCAATGGACTCTTGGTCGTACATGAATACCATATTGGGCAAACGTCTGTCAACCCAGCCCTCAATGAAATCCGTATCTTCTGTAACGGCCACTCTGTATGTATTTCCTCTAATCATTATCCTGCTACTAAAACTCCGTTTCTTTGTGCTGCTGTTGTCGCGCCTGTTCGAACTTGATACCAGTTTTTGTTTACGGTTTGACCAAACACCTCTTTAAATTCTTCACTGTCTTCACCACCAATCCAAAACGCGCCGCTTTTTATGCCTATACCTAAATGCTCGCTTGTTGAGCCACTGTAGATGGCTGAGTCGTAATGTGTCCACCCTGAGCCTGCGGAGGTCAACTGGTAACCACTGTTGCTTAACTTTTTGTCCGTAGTGCTGTTGTCAGGCCGCATGTACGAACCTGCCTCACCGTTAAATCTGAGATAGCCGTCAGAGTCGATGTGACAACCGCCGTGATAGCTGTGACCGCAAATCTTAGCGCAAACGTAATCTGTTGAACTGTCAACAGCTAAAAGTGGCCCGTTGCTATCTGATGTTGTTGTTATCTGTGGGCCAGCGTAGCCGTTTGAATTATTACCTGTGAAATACACATCGCCACTGCTGTTCCTAAGCCATGCACAGCGATACCCACCTGCTGCTTCCACAATATTTGTCAGGCTGTTTTTTTCTCTTGTAAACGTAGAAATGGTACCAGTGCTTCCTTGACCTGTCATGTAGTCGTATCCATAGCCTGTAGAATATGCTTCTCCGCTGCTATTGATAGCCCACGTGTGGCGATAGCCGTGATGAATCTTCACCCAATTTCCCGCACTGTTCACAGTTGTCCAGTTACTCAAACTGCTAGTGCTACCGTCGCCGCGCATTCTTGACCATGCACCACCTATATACATGATGTTGCCACCTTTGATTGCGCCAAAGGACTCTTGACCTGCGGTAATATCTGTCCAGTCAGTATCGGTCCCGTATTGCCTCCATGTGCTATCGTTCGTGAAATAAGAACTGCTTAGGTAGTTGTTTGTGGCTGACCAATACCACAAAGTTCCATCGCTTTTTATAGCGTGAAACTGTAAAGCATTCTGACGGGCCACGACCTTTGTAAACGTGTGAGTAGACGCTGGCCCAACATTGAAAGTTTTTGGAACGTCTGGATTTGCCCAAATTGAGGCACTGCCGTACATCTGCGTGCCTGTGTTGCTTACACTATTAGGTGTGACGCCTGACCCGCCACCGCCACCACTTTGTGTCGTAAAAAATCCATCGACGTTATCGATGTCTGATGTGGATATTCCTGAAATTTCTCCCATTATTAATCAATTTGAATCCAGTCAATAGACGGATTAAAGTAACACATAACCTCGCCTCCTTGCAGCGTGGCAATATAGTATCCCATAACACGGGAGTATTCGTTCGCGGTACTTGGTGCTGTGGCACTAAATGCCCCCGACGCGCCAAGCCACAAAGGAGACCCCGCGCTTGCACCCGATATGGATGCTCCCGCATCAACCATACCCTGTAGCACGCATACTCCGCTTCCTGTATGAAAACCGAGAAGTTTTTTGGCGTTTGCGTTGTCTTTAGCGGCCAAGGCATCCCCCATGATGTCAACAACCCTATTTGACGCAGTAGAAACACCGCTGTTCATTGTTATGTTGGCGCTGGTTTCAAAAGAGTCTTCTTCGTATGCCGTAGGCGAACCCCCTCCCGTGCTTTGGTTTGTCCAGCTCAAGTTGCCGCTTCCGTCTGTCTTAAGGACTTGATTAGCGCTACCAGCGCTATTGGGCAGCACTAAGTCATAAGTGGCGCCGGCACTGTGCGGTGGACTTGCAATACTCACGCCATGTGTTCCGGCTTCGCACATCAATTTTATGGCACCTGCGTTGGTGTCGCCGTTTATTTGCACCAAACCCGTGCCGTTAGGGTCAAGTTCGATGTCACCGTTAGTCGTGCTTGTGGTAATCCTATTTGCTTGAACGTCTAGGTTCCCACCAAGCTGTGGGCTTGTGTCGTCAACGACATCTTGCAATGCGCTGTCAGCCGTTGTGCCTTGTGCCGCAGTAGCGTAATCAGAAGAGTCAAACGCCTTGACCTGTGCAAGGTTGGTTACCTCTGAATCCATTAACGCCCCTGCTGCGGTTACGTTAGCCGTGTCTGTTACGTCTGCGCTTGCTTCGATGCCTGCTAATTTTGTAATGTCTGCAGCAGTTGTAAACTTGTTAGTTGTTGATGCATCGCTAATGTCATCTGCATCTAACACAACAGCCCCTGTCTGCGTATTGACTGAATCAACAGCATTCACCTCCGCACCTGTAGCTATCCCTGACAACTTAGTGCGCTCTGCTGAAGTTATAATAGCCCCACTACCTGCGCTCGTTACGTCTGATAGGTCTGTGACACTAGCTGCTGCTATCTGACCATCCGCGTCCGCATCCGTATACAGCTCTGAAGTCAAGGCAAGCGTGCCGTTAGATGTCGGCAAATCAATAACAGTATCCGCCGATGCTTGATTACGAATAGTTGCCAAGTCATTGGTGCTGCTCTCTATGCGCAGGCGAGTGCCTGTCTTCACATCGAACACAGCGTTGTTGGCTGTGGTTGTGCCGTTAATTTCCACAGCGGTAAACGCCGTCTCACTGCCCGAAGCCCCAGCTGCAACAACTAGGTCAATTTCACCGGGAGATGTTTCTGTCATCTTTACCTCAGTGACCCCTGTTTTTAAGGTCGCTGTGGTACCGGTAAGCTCCATTCTTGAGTTTGAGTTTGCTCCGTCAGTAAGTGTGGTGGTGTTGCCTTCCTTGATGTTTGTGTAAAGCGATGAAAGGCGCCCGTCGGGAATCCACTTACTAGTTGCCGAATCCCAAGACAATACTTGATTGTCAAGAGGAGATGAAGCGTTGACATCGGTCAGGTCGTTTATCACACCTACGCTTGAGGCAGTGCCGGGCTCCCAGTTACCGCTTGTACTGTCGTAGATTAGGGCATCCCCGTCGGCTACTCCCGTGGTGTCAACGTCGTTCAGAACGCTGATGGCCTGTCCCGCAACGGATTCCGTGTCCTCTACGTATGATACGATAAAGTTTGTGCCTGCATTTGATGTGCGAACGTACAGCACGTCGTTTGCCTCCAAAGCAATCGGTGCCGTAAGAAGCTCCGTTGGTGTAGTGGTAGTGATAGAGGCGTATGCGAGCTCGGTAATACCGCTTCCAGACGCCGACTTTTTAACTAACACCTCTACGTTAGCTGACGCACTCCTGTCCGTGCCCGTGACAGAAGCAACGACCGTGTTGGCCGCGCTTGCTGTCAAGGCGATAGTACTGGTGGATGCAGATACGTTCTCTTTTACTATGAGTTTGTACTGAGTTGCCATTAGAATCGTTTAATGAATACGGGAAACAAGTCCCCAAATAATCCAGTGCCCCCTCCACCTCCGAGGTCATCGTCGGTAATTGGACTGGTGGTTTGAACTTTGTCTATTTTGCTCTCGATTTCGGTGAGAGTCATTGTACCTGTGAAGCCGGTAGCGTCGAGGTGCTCGGTCACGTCAACGGCTGCGCTTGCCTTTTGAAAGATACGAACGATGTCACCGTCGTTATCGAAGTCTCCGAACCCGCCCGAGCCGGTACTATCTCCAGAGAAGCCTGTAGTCTCGGTCGTCGTAGTCGTGGGCTTGTGCGTCCAGCTTGCTCCGAGCATTGCGGACAACTGTGTACGACCGTCGCCTGTGATTGATATGCGGGTAGGCACGAAGTACTCAGTGGAGCCTCCGCCGAACTGCGACGTCTTGAACATGCGCCAAGGGAACAGGAACTCTTTTCCGTAGTCTGCTCCGTTCACAATAGCGGTGCCGCTAATAATCTGGCGAATCTCTCCACGAACCTGCAGCGCCTTGTATGCACAGATGGAGCCCATTGAGTCGAACGTGTAGGTCGGGTCGTTGAACTTTACCCACTTGACGTTGTCCTCCTGAGAGCCCCCTGACGGATGCGTAACTTTCCAGCGTCGGAAGGAGCGGTTGCCATTGTTGACATAGCTCGTGCCGAGCGCCACGGTTGGTAGTTGCAGCGTCTCGCTGCCCACCGGTGTAGAGAGAGTCTCGAATGACTCGACGTCCCACTCCTTAGTTCCGTCACCAAGGAACACCTCGATGCCGCTGAGTTCGAACGATTCGGTTGAACTATTACGGTTGGTCGGATGTCCACCCAGCAGAGACTCGGTGTACGTGCGATAGCTGTAGCCCTGCCCGTCCGTGTCTGCATCGATGTACGTGCCTGAACCGTTGACAATCTTGCCTAGGTCCGTGTTGTCAAGCGCTTCCGTGAGCTGCACGTCAATAACCGTGCCAGAGCTGTTGCGGTACATAGCGTACGCGCTATTGGCTGGAATCTCAACATAACGTGGGTTCCACACCTTGAATGAGGTGAAGTCCCCGGTACTGGCACCCTCGGCCACGGTTGGCGTGGTGATGGTGTTTTTGAAGCGCCACACGTAATGGTTGCGCTCGCCGTTGGACGCTTTAACAAGTATATTGTCATTATCCCCGTCAGCGATGAGTTGAGGCGGGGTATAGAACTTGGTAGTGGTGAAGTCGCTAGTTAGGAACTGGTCAATCTCACCCTCTTCAATAATAGTTTTGTCAGCCCCAATCATCAGGTCGAAGTAAGCCGTAGGGTACCGTGAGTCGGTATCCTTAACCCACTCCGCAGCTTCGTAGAACTTTGGAATATAATTGGGAGCAACTCCCTCGTCTATATCTACCTGAACCAAGTCGCCATCCGCGCTGTACGGGTAGCTACGCATTCGGCGCCGCAGGCGAAAGTTGTTCGTCCCGTCGTTCACCTCGATGTACTGTCGGTACAGCCCGATGGTGCCGAGGCCGTAGTTATCGTTAAACCCATCCTTAGTTCCACGGAAAGTGGCGTTGCCAGAAATGTGAAAAGTAAATACCCCTCCGTCGTCCCCGTTGGGAATATTTATGCCAGTGACATTTCCGTCATTTGGATTGGAGAGCGTGTCACCCCACAATGTACCCATCGCCTGCGTGTGAGGGTCTGTGGCGTTCTCGAAGACTGCATCCCGAGCGTAGGTAGGCAAATCGTTAGCCCCGCCTCGGATTCCGCGCCATATATGCTGCATATCGAAAGTGAGTCCGGCAGTGCCGTTCTGAGTGAATGAGACGATTCCTCGATTAAATTGGGCGGTGCTTTCGTAGCCCTTTCCTGCTCGGAAAATAAGGTCCGAGCCTGCTCCCTTGAATTTTTGAGTAGCTGCTGAAGCTGGGAATGCTGCACCACGTGTGGCACCTAACAGCAAGTGCTTTCCGTCCGCATCGAAGTCGATAGGGGTGGTGTTTGTAATTGCTGTGTGCTCCCACGTGCCATCAAGGTACCAAGAGAAGTACCCCGCCTCGCTGTCGTCGGCCTGATTTACTACTCGCTCCCGGTCAAATAACTGCCATCGCCCGTCTCCTAGACATAGTGTGGCACCAAGTGAGCCGACGATGTTGTAGAGCACCTCGTAGGTTGATTTAAATATCTCATCGCGCTTAGGCTTTCGCATCTCGTACCCGTCTCGTATTCTCGCTTCCTCGATTGCGTCTTGATACAAGCTGTTGCTGTCGATTTGAATAGAATCCAGCACAGCCTCCCCGTTAGCGAAGGCCGTATACGTGTCCGTGATTGGCCGAATAATCATTCGCTCCTCTAGGAACATATCCGTGGCCAAGTTGGAGAAGAGGTAATTGTGCGTGGGTACCTTTCGAAGGCATTCGTAAATCCACTCGATAGCGTCCTTCTCACCAGTGTATCGCGTATTGCCTGCGCCAAGGAAGTTAATCTCCTTGAGTAGAGAGATACCGTCGGTTGCTCTGAATGAAATCTGAACAAAGCCGTCTTCAATAAACTCTTTTACGCTCTCGGGAAGCACGACTCCTGCCCAAAACAACTTCTCGTTGTCCAGCTCGTCGGTAGCGTACACACGCACAACCAAGTTATATTCCTCGTCACCCCATACAGCGTTAATTATATCCGTTCGCTGCACCTGTGTTGCGATGCACGTCATGTTCAATGCCGAAGGGAGGAAGACAGGAGAGGGGGCATCTTCTTCCCCCTCCCATGAAATCCTAAATCCTTCTTCGCCTAACTCCAGCTTCGAGCCCAAGCCCACTGGGGCGAGGCTGTTGTCCCATAGCTCAATACGGTATCCTGTACCGTCTGGCATTTTGTAGGTTGTGTTGGTTAGTCGTTTAGCCATAGATTCTGTCTAGCGCAGTTCCTGCACGTTGATTTGTTAATACTATATCTGTACCGGCCAGTGAGCCGCTTACGTTTAATGAACCGACTGTACGCTGGTCTGGTTGTTGGAAGCCGAGGCCGGCCCCTATGAACTGCCCGATGTTCTGTCCCTGCAATGCCGCGTCTGCAATTTGAGCAAATCCTTGCCCGAACAGACCGCCAGAGGCAAGCGACAGGATACCGAACGCAACGATAAGCGCTACCACCTTTCGTAGAACGGCGTTTAGGGCATCAACTATGTTCTCTCGAAAAGACTCGGCCCACGTCTTGCTCTGCTCAATTCCGTCAAAGAAGAAATCAGAGAAGGCCTGTCCCACGTTCACAGCAACGGCTCGAACCCGCTCGCCCCAAATCTCAACGTAGTTCTTCGCGAACTCGAATCGCTCGATGGCGGCTGCTACTTGCACGTCGCTCATGAGCTCGAACTCGTCTTCGATGATGTCGTCCGGCAACTCGATTGGCTCAAGGTTGTCAACGAACTCAGACTCAATATCATTCCAGTACGATTCAATACGCTTAACGCCACGGGAAACAATATTGTCGCGGTCCTTGTCTACTCGACCGAACATTTCGTTCAGGTCTTCTAACGGGTCAATATCGAAGTCGTTATACCCCAAGCGGTCGCCCAGTGCTTTGCGAGCGGCGTCTGCCGCTACCCTAGCCCGTTCCTCGGCGGCAGCCCTAAGGCGAGCCTTTTCCTCTGCGGTCATCTCCGTAGGGAAGAAGCCGAAAAAGCTGGACTTCCTATCTGAGGCCACCTCCTTATCGAGCACCTTATCGATAGCGTCACCCACGCCCTTGATGGCCTCCTCCTCTTCTCTGCGCTTGGCGATGTTTTCCTCGATTCGCTTGTTCAGCAGGGCTGTTCGGCGAGGGTTGTTCGTTTTGCTCAGGCTTTCCTGAGCCTTGGCAATTTGCTTATCAAGGCTGGCGATTCTGATTTTGGTCGCTACTGCATCACTCATCTGCTGATTAGTGAGCTTTGTCTGCTTGATGATGTCCAGACCAACGCCATATTGTTCGGCAAGGGCTTTGCTGAAGTGCTGGGTCGCCCTTACGTTCTGTTCTATCGGAGGCTTTGCCAAATTAAGTGCCGTACCAAGAGAGATTATGGCTGCAACCGCCGCGAACAACGGGTTGGCTGCCACAATGGTCCCAAGGGTTGAGAAGGCTAGGCCCAAAGCGCCAATGGTAAGCAGTGCCGGTCCGACCGCCGCAGTAAAGGTTGCGAGGGACACGATGACCGCCTTGAACGGCTTTGGTAATTTGGAGAGGTTGCGAAAGAAGCTGGCCAAGTTGTTGGATATGTTCTTGATGGTCGGAGCAAACTCCAAGGAAAACGCAATAGAAGCCTCCTGAGCTGCCGAAGTGACTCGTCTGAACGCTGCATATAGAGTGCTGTCCAAAGTGTCTGCCACGCTCTCCGTAAAACCTGCAGAGTTCTTTAAGGTATCGAGCAACAGCTCAAACTCAGCACGCAAGCCACCGATAGCCGCCGCTGGACCACCGCCACGCAGACCGAACTGTTCGAGTTCTGCACGGTATCCTTGAGAAGTGTCAAGGAGGGCGTCAATGGTCTCCGCTGCGCTGTACCCCTCCTTGGCGAGCTCGGCCAGAATACGACGCAAAGCCGTACCACCACGAGATGCGTCAAATCCACGGTCAGCCAGAAGTCCGATGAGCGTAGTGGTTTCTTCTAGGCTAAATCCAGCCGCCGCTGCTTCAGAGCCAACGTAGTTCAAAGAGGAACGCAACTTCTCTGCGTCTACCGCACTGTTTGCCGCAGCCGCAGCAAATACGTTTGTTACGTGAGCCGCCTGCTCGGTCAGTGTACCGACCTCAGTAAGCGATTCCTTAAATCGATTGAGCGTCTGAACTACAAACTCACCAGACTCAGCGATGCCATAGTCCAGCGCTTGTGCGAACTGAAGGATGGGCTCCTGTATACCCTTAATCTCATTCTTCGTCTTACCCAGCTTCTTAAGGTTCAACTGAAGCTGCGAAACCTCCTCCGCAGTAAAGATAGTTGTTGAACCAAGCTCTCGTGCCGTAGCAGCCAAGTCGGCAAACGGTTTGCTCGCTCCAGAGAGGGCGGCAATTTTGGTTTGCGCTAGCTCGAAGCCAGAGGCGGTCTCTATCGCGCCCTTAGCCGCGAGTGCAAGCGGTAGTGTCAAAGCGGCAGACAGGTCTCGTCCCGCACGGAACATCTGCTGACTGAACGCCTTAGTCTTTGACGTTGCCTTCGTCATCCCGGCTGCAAAGCCCGAGGAGTCCAGCAATAGCTTTGTGGTTATAGTGTTCTGCACAATTAGAAGTTTTTAAATTTGTCCAGCAACTGGTTAGGCGACAGCTCGGGCTGCTCCTTCTCCATCTGCCTGTAAGGGTGGAAGTCGTCCAGCGTGATTTTCTTGCCACGCTTGGCTTTAGATTGTGCATACAGAGCCATCAATGAAGAGGTGTGATTCCATGCGAGGTCGTCTCGCTCACGAATTCCCTTCATATAGGATGAGGCTTCGGCAAGCGTGTAGCCCCAAAAGGAGTCGGGGTCTAGCCCACCTCGGATACACATGTGATACAGTGTTCCGAGGTTGGGCAGACTGTCCCTGTCCCCTTCATCCTCTCTTACTTTCCCGGCTCTTCCTCTGGGCTGAGCGCCAAACCAATTACCTCGGTAATTTTCTCAATGTCGCCGCCGTCTAGGATAAGCGCGATGAACTGCTCCTTGTTCGCGCCGAACTTCTTGCCGTTCTGCACGTGCCAGTTTACAACGCTGTAGTATGCAATGCAAGGGACTGAAGTCAAAGGGTCGTCAGCTACCCATTTATCAAATTCTTGTAGCTTAATTCCCTCTCCGTTCAGAATGAGTCGGATTGCGTTCATAGTAAACAAAGCCTTGAGCGCCTTGCCTTTGAATTCGACCTCGAACTCTCCTCGAAATGTGTTAGATGTATTCATGGTTGTGGTTGTTATGTGTGAAAAAAAAGGGGGAGCGCAATGACTCCCCCTCTAGATTATCCTATGGATTACTCTCCTTTGTACAGGTCTCCGTATCCCTTAAGGGTAGCAGAGTAGGTGGCTAAGTCGTCAACGCCGCCAGTGGCAGACACAGACTCGAGCAGCACCTGACCTACGTAGAACGCCTCGTTTGCTCCCTCCGCAGTGTCGGTAGTGAACTTAGCAATTACGTACTGCTGGTTGCGGGCTGCGTCAATCAATGTGGTAGCAGAGCCGCTTCCAGTTGTCAAATCCAACAGCCCGTCCACAGAAAAGTTCCAGCTGAATGCGCCAGAAGCGATGTAGTTTGTAGAACCGCCTGAGCCGTTACGTGCAGCGACCTCGTTGATAGTAGAGGAAGCGTCGAGCGTAGAGCTGGTAGTTGCAGACAAAAGGGTCAGTTCGTCAGTAGCGTCAGTGGAGTTAGTGTCACCACTCGCAACCTTTCCGATTGCGTTGAAGTTTCCGTCAGAGTCAACAGACAAATAGTAGTCGTCTTCGACTAGGCCAGCGGGTGCGCCGCCAGTGGTGGTAAAGGTGCTCTCGACCTTTACGATTAAGGGGCTAGTTACATTTCCGTTCAGGGCGTAGATGCCCATCGCGTTACTTGATACAGTAGACATAATTATGTTATTTTAAAATAGTTATCTAAATGATTTTTTGGCCATCGTTCGTACTAATCTCTCGATGCCCTCTTTTGCAAGTGCGGCCACTTTGCCGTTTTCAGCTCTAAACAAGCTAAAGAAGGGAACTCGCTTCTCGGCCTTCCTCTTGATTTGTCGAGCTGGAGTGGCAAAGAAGTGAGCGAACCAGCCTCCGGTTTTACCCTTGAGCTTCGGCCCAACGCGACGCCCGTATACGTGCTTGCGCTTTCCTCTAATTTTAGTGTTGCCGAACGGGTCTTGTAGGCGACCCTCGTTCTTTTCGAGCCACTTGTACATCTTCCCGCCGTTTACGGCGTTCTGCCAAGGCTTGACAGCCTTACGCAGTGTCCCATCTAACAGCTTCTCGGCCGTGCGCCCTTCCATGTTGTGTTGGAATCGAACCATCTGCCTAGTAAGGTCTTGAATTTGAGAGGTGTCAAATACGACCCTATTCTGTTTGCCGAAGGTGTTTGCCATTAGAATTGTCCTAAGTGGTTGACTCCGGTCGGGCTTCCGTCTGATTGGTCATCGCGCATCTCAGCACGTACGACGTATGCTTGATTTCGGCCAACGATTTGGATTGAGTAAATCTCAAAGTCACCACCGTTAAACCTGATGCGGTCATTAAATCGTAGGTTCGGGAAAAACCTAAACGTAAACTCAACCTTCATCTTACCTGTTCGCTGTTCGTTGAGGTTTTCCTCAGACGAGCCGGCAGACGGTGAGCCAACGTAGCCGATGGACGACCAAACATTCTTCCAGTTGGTGTAAGTTTTACTGAGTTGACCTGTACTGGCGTCTATTCCTTCTGAGCACTGCTGGACCGTAATCTTGTGAGTAAGGTCTCCGGCGCGTAGGTGTCGCTTCTTTACTGCCATATCAATACTGTCTTACAGAGTTGAGCAGGCGGTGAACACCCTCTTTCACCTCGTTGGTAACAGCGCCTAAGGTTTCAGCCTCGCGGTGCATATCGTAGTGACCCACCAAGAGAAGCAATGCTTGGCGATACTGCCGTGGCAGGTCGTTCACATTGTCGCCTCCGGTGAGCACGACCTTGTAGAGGTCAACGCCGTATTCGTTTGCGTCGGTTGGTTCTTCAGCTTCGGTGAAGTTAATCTCAACAGGGTAGCCAGTGAGTCGGACCCGAGCCTTCGTGTCAGTAAAATCCACGTAGGTGTCTGAGTCGTTCATGTACTGAATACTAGTCACAGCCCAAGTCCCTGTAATCCCACGCAAAGCGTGAACCTTTTTGACGTCTCCTCGGTTGAGGTATACAGTCACTGTTGCGTTCAATGCCTCGGGGGTGATGGTCAGCGAGTAGCTGTTGTCTGGGTCTTCGTGTAGCGCGTCGGGAGTCGACGAGCAGAACACCCTGTTGGTGATTGTCTCCATATAATCGCAAGCGGCCTCAACGTAAGCACGGATGAGGTCGTCTGCATCTCCGCTCTCATAACGCAGGTGCTCGCGCACGGTAGCGTATGGAACCATATCCTCTGCGTAGTAGTTATGTTCTTTTATAATCTTCATTGCGTTGGGATGTTAGAAGTGGAGTAGGGTTTCGAACCCCGCCGCTGGATACTGCCATACGGTGCGTCTACGCCTCCACTTGGGGGGAAAATAGGGGAGCCCAATTGCTCCCCCTATTTCCTATATATAGTTATCAGCTATTAGGATGTCTCACCCAAGTTAGCCAAAGTGTGGAACCCACCAGACTGCAGCGTCTTAACGTCGCGGTACTCGTTTGCCACCATTCGAACAACTCCGTCAGCCGCCAAAGTGTAAGGGTCAACGATGAGGTTTAATCCACCCCACGTGCCAGTCACCATCTGGTTCTTGTCAAAGAAGTTGATGTCGTTAGCAGTAGCTTGGCTAGAGATAACGCCGGGCATTCCGAGCAAGCTGATTCGAGACTTAGGGTCTGTAGCGTGCAGCAATCCAGAACCAACGTCGAGAGACTCGGTTCGAGCTACGCGGTATCCCGAAGGAGACGCGACGAACACAACGTCATTCAAGTCGATGTCGCCAGCCAAGATAGCCTGCTCGATGTCCAACACGTTGTTGGCGTCGTCAGTAGCGTCGAGGGGAGTGTCGACAGCCTCGATTGCAGTGATGATTGCGGCGTTGAACTGCTTGTCCAAAGCGCGACGGATGTCCATCTGGATGAAAGCAGCCATGTCGTCTCCAGACTGAGCGAGCATCTGCTGAGTAACACCTACGTTAGCAGCGTAACGAGTTGGTGACAAAGTCACAGAGCCGAAAGCTGGCAAAGCCTCTGCCTTGGTCAAGCCTTCAGCTACTGCTTCGGCAGCGGTCAAAGTGCTCTGAACCTGCATCAAAACGTCTCCGTTGAGGTTCGTGAGGTTTCGAACGCCCAACTTGCTAGCGAGGTCGGCTGGAGCGTAGTTCTCCATGATTCCGTCGTCGCGCTTGCCAATTGCTCCACCGAAGCCGGTAGCACCGTCTGCCGCACCTGATGAGCTTTCCGTAGACGCTGTACCCAATGAGCGCAAAACCATGGTTGGGATGTTGTACCCACCTGAGACATTGAGTCCCGCGTTGCGCATTTCGTTAGTACCCTCTTGGGTCATCTCAGCTTCGAGGCCGGTAACCTGACCCTTGGCTGCTTCTTTGAGGAACTTACCGAAAGAGAAATTCTTCGCGGCACGAGCTTCAGCGTCGCCCAGTCCCTGTACTACCGCTGGGGCAGCATTCTTGTTGTCTTCCATATTAGATTTAGATTTGTTTTGAGCTGAACGCTCTTCGTTTTTATTGTCTTCTTCTTCCGCCTCTTTTTTCTCAGCTGGCGGTTCCTCTGTTTCTTCTTCCATTTTTTCTTCGACCTCTTCTTCCTCCTCTTCTTTCATATTTTCCTCTTCCTCCTCTTCTTCTTCGTAGTGGCCGGGTCGCTCTTCAGGCTTTTCCTCTTCCTCATCTTCCATCTTCATTTCCTCCTCTTCTTCCTCAAGTTTTCGGAGCTCTTCTTCAACCTCTCGGTCAAGCGCCGCCTCCATGGAACGCAAACCAACCTCTGTAGTTGGGTAAGCGCCTTGTGTGGTCGGGGAGACGTCGAACAATGTTTCGACCTCCATGATTGTTCGCAAGTGAACCCCGTTGTCTCGGCGCTCCCACGAGTCGTCAGCCACGGTAAAGCCAAATGAGCTTGTGGAGACATTTCCGCTTCGGATGTTCTCCGCCAAGTCCTTGGCATACGATTGGTCGCCCAACTCAAAGCGATACTTTAGGCCGACCTCGTCAACCTCTAGCTTGAGCCCCTTGCCTGCGCGGGACAGCGGCTGGTTCCAGTCGTGATTGAAGAGAGCCACGGTGTTGCTCATGTCTGCCTTGTCAAAGGCACCACGAGCGACACGCTCAGCGAACTTACCTCCAATCACTGTTTCATCTTCAAATCGAGCCGCGTAACCTTCTACGACGGTCTTTCCGCCTTTGTCACGAACCTCAAAATCTGAAGATAGAAACCTTTTTTCTTGGTTATCCATTTCTTTTGTTTTGTGATTTATTTCGATGATAATTTATGACCTTTGGGAAAGAGGTCTGTATCGTGCTTCCCACTTCGGAATTTCTCGTTCTTTAGCGCGTAAAGGTAGGAGTTCACTCTGGCAAACGCCCACTGCTGAGAGGACTTGACGCTGGGTCTGACCGACTCAGGGTTAGTCTTGTACGCGCCTATTCCTCGGTTGTAAACCGTTTGCAAGGTAGACTGACTAGTCTTTTTATAGGAGGCGTCAACTGATTCATTGTGGTCCTCCGCCTTCTTCTTCAGCGTTGGACCGACACCGCTCTTTTCAGCTCGGCTCTCTTTTTCAGCCTTGTTAATTGTGCTCTCACACCACGACTTCATGCTGTCGCCACCCCAAGCGGCGTACATGATAGACCCGCAGATGTCTTTTCCCTTTTCATCTGTGAACTTACCTTGGTCGTAAGTCTTTGCTCTAGATAGGAAGGAGAAGGTTCTCTTCACTGTTGATAGGTCGAGCTTGGCGTTGCTTGACAACTGCCGAGCACGGGTCCATCCCACACTGGTTCCACAGCTAGTGCCCTTTTCCTCTTTGTGTTTTAGGGCGGCCTTTGCCCTGTTCCTAGCAGCCTCGGGGTATCCTCCGTACTTAGCCATCTTCGTTCATTTTTGATTGATTGTCAACTCCCGGTCTTTCTTCATTATCTGAGCCACCGTTGCCGTTAGTTTTTTTCTCAGACTTTCCAGACGTGACTTTCGACGCATAATCAGCCATCTTAGACAGCGGCACTTGATTAAGTTGAATATGATGCTCATTGCCGCCATCAACCGGAGCCAAGCCTTCACGAGCTCTGACCTCGTTGATTGAGAGCACCCCGTCGGACAGCAGGGTGTGGTAGTACTGTGCTCGCGAGGTGGAGTCGGCGCGTAGCAGTGAGTCGACATCGAACCGGCATGAAAGCGACTTGTCGTCTCGTAGCAGCTTTCGCTCAACTTCGAGTTCGATTCTTCGCACCCAAGGCAGGATTGTGCCTTGGAAAAATTGCAACACTTGTTGTTCATAATTGCTGTATGCGGTGTTCCCTTCCATCCCTACCATCGCTGGTGGAACAGAATAGAACCTTGCTATTTCTTCTGTTGAGTATTTCTTTGATTCTAGGAACTGTAGCTGCTCCAGTGGTACGGAAAGCGGTTGGTAAGAGAAGCCACCACCAAGGATTGCCACCTTGTGAGCGTTACCGCTTCCCATGTATTCTTGACGCCACCGGTCTGACGCTTGCTGCATCTGCTCGATTGACAGAGGTTCTTTTGTGGTCAGGATTCCGCCGAGCATGCCTCCGTTCTCAAAGAAGGTAGCGCCAAAGTCCTGAACAGACTTAGCTGTCTTCAGGTTCTGCAGCTGTAGCTTCGTGGGAGATTCGTTTCTGAACGCTTTGATTTCCAGCATCTGCGAGGCAGGCACTGGCGTGGGCGCTCCGTGGTACTTGTAGTACCGCTCCCCCGTGTTCTTGTCTACGGTATGTTCAATTTCCGTGGCTGGAATCCAGTACATCTCTTCGCCGTCAGGCATTATCAGCGCATGACCTTGTCCGTAAAGCAGGGCGTCGCTAACGACCATTTGCCAAAACTCATAAGCGCCCATGTGTCGGTTTGGCTGAACCCCGAGCAGATAAGACGAGGGGTGGTTCGCTACGGGTTCCGCAGCTCCATCAACCCCCTTCCTCTCTACTCCAACCCCCATAGAAGCTATGGTGTCAGCTATTTTACTCACACAAGCGTACACAGCAGATAGCTGCAAGCTGTCTGAGCCCTGAACCAGAACATTTCTTTGGGCGTGGATGGCACCAAGCCAACCTGTAGAGGCTCCAGCAAATGTCGGAATGTTGGTCTTCCGCTCTTCTTCTCGACCGAAAAGACGTTGAAATATGTTTTTTCTTTGTGCCATATATGTATTATAGTTAAAATGATGGGGTGGCGAAAATTACACACCCATGACCTCCATGAAAAACTCGAAGTCGTGCGTCTCCTCCTCTTCGAAGGTCAGCATCTCTCCGATGGCCATGATTCCAGCTACAACACCGTCAATTTTGTCGCCCGATTTCGATTTGTCGACCTTGATGTTACCGCTAGGGTCAGGCTTGATGACTACGTTACTCATCATCCAGCGCAACACCTCATCGCCACCGTGCCATAGTTTGCCCTCCAGTGCTAGCTTCTCCCACGCCTTAGATGGGAACGACATTGAGGCGTAACCCTGACCAAAAGGGTCGCACGGAACGCCGTCTCCTTCCAAATCTCGGATGAGGTTCAGGCTGTTCCAGCGGTCATAAGCGATGCCTTTTACGTTGTACTTTTCCATCAGGTTGTCTGAATCGTACTGAACTCTGCCGTCCATGACGTAGTTGCCGCTAATCATGCGGCGAATCACGTTATAGTCGGTAACATTGCCCTCTGTAATGTGCACATTGTCAAACTCTTCTATTCTTGCGTATATATGGTTCGCGTCCTTCTCCTGACGCTTCTTTACCGCCCTCTCGGGCAAAAAGTAGTGAACCTCGATACCCACGCCATCGTTTGGGTCGCCCGTGGCGATGGCTAGGGCAGTTATGTCGTCCGTAGCCGCCAAGTCGAGGCCCAGATAAGCTATGGGTTTCTGCGTCTTTTCGTCTATTTCGTGACCCTTGGTGGCTGGTTCACAGTTCTCTTCGCTCATCCAGACGTCGTCTTCTACCCATATATCCTGCGACCCCACGAAAAGGTTGCAATGCTTTACCTGAAACTCGGTGATGTTTCGACCTCCGTACAGCTTTGCATTGGCATACTGCTTCTGCAGATACTCCATAGAAATAGATTCGCCCAGTCCAGCGTTCGCCTTTTTCCAGTTCTCGGGGTCTTCCCAGTCGTCACCCTCGTCAATCTCGTAAATGAGGAACAAAAGGTTGTCGTTATGAGCGGTTCCGTCCAGAACGGCCTTTCCGCCACGAACAAACTCCGTCGCGACGCCATCCATGACGAAGCCAGCCGTCGAGATGGCTAACATCAAGGGGGACTTACGCGCACCCATGGATGAGGCGAGCACTCGGTACAGCTCACCGTCTTTCATGGCGTGCATCTCATCCACGCAGCCGATATTGAGACTCAGGCCGTCCAGAGTATTCGCATCCGAGCTAATTGGGCGTATTACCCCGTCGCGAGGACCGTGAATCTCTTGACGATTGGCATGGAAGCGCTTCTGAAGTGGTTTAGACTTGAGCACGCATCGGCGAACCTCATCGAAAACCTCCTTGGCTTGGTCTCTCTTGGTCGCGGCGGTCACGAACTGGCCGGCTCCGTCTCTGTCAAGCACGGACATGGCTAAGATGATTGCGGCAGCAAGCTGCGACTTACCTGACTTACGAGCAACAAAAAAGTGTGCAGTGGTAAAGCGGCGACGCTTTGGGTCTTCCTTGTGCACCCAGCCAAACAATTGACCGATGAACGCTACTTGCCAAGGTGATAGTATGAATTGACGTCCAGCCCACTCTCCTCTGGTGTGGACACACACGTCCTCAATAAACTGCACGTAACGAGCAGCCTCGGTAGGATTGAATACCCACTCGAAGCTCTCGTCCGTCTCAACTCTGCCTAAATCATCAACAAACCGCTGATAAGCGAGCTTGATATATTTTCCTGATACGATTGAACCGTCGAGGACACCATCGACGTAGTCCCACATTCGGTTCAATCTAGATAAGTCAACCGACAAGGTCGTCGATTTCGTCCCCGTCTGACTTCTTGCTGTTGGCGTTAGCGGCGTTTACCGCTGCGCCCAGCATGCGAGCACGGTCCATCGGAGACAGACCGAGCTTAGCACTCAGCTTGGAGACCTCACCCTGAACCTTGGACAGGGCGGTCATTTTTCCGCTTACGTTTGAGCTGCCGTTTTCGTACACTTGTACGATGTCGTCGATGGTTTGAATTTCTCTTGACAGCATTACAAACATGGAAAGGTTTTTCGCTAGCATGGTAACGGTTACGACATCGACGCTCTCAAGCAGACCGGTGTCGTTTAGGTAGTCCAGCACCATGGTGAACATCTTCTCACCCTCTTGGTCAAGGGAGACAATCGGCTTGAGCGGAAGGTTTTTGGAAAGGTCTTTCTTGACTACTTTCTCAACCTCCGCCTTGGCCTCAGATGTTGCCTGTCGCATGGACTGGAGTAGGGTGGATTTGTTTGCCATAGTGATTAAACTTCTGTGATTTCTATTCGAAAGTCAAGGTAAGCAACGTACTCGTCCTCGAACTGGTAGTCCAGCCCTACAGACTCAGGGTAATATCTAACGTCGAGTGTGCGGGTATTGACGGTATCGGTGACTCTCGTCTCGCTGTAGTTTTGCATTCGGTCATAGATGGTGTCAATCAATTTAGCCATGGTTGTCACATTGCCCATTCTTGCGTGGATTCGCATATCGTGCGATGAGCGAGTGCGACCATCTTGGACGCTGGACCCGAGGTGAGTGATATGCTCAATCATGAGCAGCGCCTTATTGTTCTCGATTTGCCGGCTTTGGCGGAAGCCACCGAGCGTTAGGTCCAGTATCTCAGGCCCGAGCCCTCTTCCTACTCCGTTCCCGGTGTTTTCGGCTGCCCACTGTCCCAGTGTGTACTTGGTGGACACCAGCGCTTCTTTTAAATATGAGTGTGCCATTATTCGTATAAGTTAAAGTACTCGCAGATGACGTCAGCGCATTCCTCAAAACCTTTGCAGATTTCAGCACGCCAACCACGGTCGTTAAGTGATTTTATCCACGCCTTCTGTTCGTCAGAGGCGCGTCCCTTTTCAGTCTTGACCTCGATGGCCAGACCGTTGTAGAATCCTCGAGGCTCAAAGATGAGCATGTCTGGAACTCCTTTGGAGTAGCCAGACTCTTTCATCTTCTTTGCCGTGTGCATTGCTAAACGCACACCACCCACCGTCGCCGAGTAAAGGGGCTTGGGGTCGATAGACTCTAGCAGCCCAACGATGGCAACTTGTATGTCGTGCTCGGGGCTTTTGTTTTTTCGCGACGGAACCTTCCCGTCAACAAACCATGTAGGTGAGTTCATTCTTCTAACACTTTTGCTTCGCTGTTTGCATTAAGGATAATCCACTCAACCAGCGGCTCGTCCCCGTCCATCTCGATTTCAAAATGCTTGTCTGTCGCCATTACTACGGTTAGGTTTGTTTGGTATTCATTTGAAATATCTTGCACGTACTGTTCGAATGCCTCGCACTCCCAGTCTTCCCACCCATCGGTAGGCACGATTATAGTTTTCATTTGTTTTGGTTTTTAAGTTTCTCTCTCAGGTAGTCAACCCATTTCTCGAACGTGTTGAAGGCTATGCCCTTCGCCTCGTACGCAGCTCGCCTTGAGTTACACGACCTGCACGACCCTACTATGTTGGTCTGGTCGTATGGGCTAACTCCTTCCTGCTCGCACCTACGGACAGGTATTATGTGGTCAGCCTCCGTGGCTTCGCTGACCCTAGCTAGATGTAGACACCATTGACACACACCGTCCCGATTCAGCACGGCCTGCCTAGTCGACCTCCACATATCAGTTTTGTAGAAGCTGTTGTCACCCATTCCTGTGAACGGCTTGACCAGCTCTCCGGTCGTCGCCCTCCTCCTGTTGCGTCCAGCCTTCTTTGCCATCCATGGTTTAGGTCGAGATTTTCTCTTGATGTCCATATATACTATATAGCCCCAAATCTTGGTGTAGGACAAAAAAATCGCCCAGAATGAGAAAATGACTTGAGTTCAGCAAACTTTCCCGTTATGGAGGATTTGGGTGATATGTATACTTTTTTATAGTGTAAGTCATTTTGTCATCCTAACACCTTAGTTCTCTAATGTTTACTGGGTTTTTGGGATGTCGTGTTCTCATTTGGATTTCATTACCCGGTCATTCTTGAACCGTTTTTCTCATCGCGATAAAACTGGGTGACCCCCCCTAAGTGAGAAAATAGTACCCCAAGGGTGACTTGGACTCCCCCTGCCTCATTGTGAGCCGCATAAAAGAAAGAC